CTTCAGCACTCCACGCTTGACCGAACATGAATACTCTTGCTTGGTCTTGCCCGGTAGTGATTTTTTGAGTTTCTAACGCCGTATTAGATTGAAGTGGTTGCGGATCACCTGACAAATCATTAAAGAATGGCATTTTAATCATGTCGCCGCCATTTGCAAGTTTGCCAGAAATTCTAGCATCTGTTGAGATTATACCACTTCTGAATAACAATGATTTTTCTGGTGTAGTGTTAATAATATAATTATTAAACACCTCAGGTTTTATAATGTCTGCTACTCTAGTTACTACGCTAGGCATAATAAATTCCTCCTCAAATTAATTTTATAGTCCATAATCCGCAGGATTAAATCCTGCTTTTTCAATTAATGATTTTGCAAGCTGTGGATTTTCTTCTAATATTTCAGCCTGTTTCGCTAAACTTACTTTTCCTCTTTCCCAAGGATTATCTTTGTATTCCTGGGAAACTGGCTTTGTGTCTGGGTTAGGCTCTCTGCCTGCTAGCTTATCATCACCAAACAAATACGAATCAGTTTCTTGTAACTTAGATAACTGTTCTTCCAAGCCTATAATATTATCTCCATCAAGCTTGATGTTTTCTAAATTTAATAATGCTTTTACTGCTTTAATATTTTTAGCTTTAGCTTTCATTAGAGCATTTTCTAATGCTCTATCAAAGTTTAACTGTTCTATTTTTTTCTCATATTCTTCAATAGTAGTTTTGTTTAGATTTTCAAGTTCATTAATTTTGTTTAGTAGTTCTTCGTTCCCTTGTGCTTTCGCTTTTAGTTCTTCTAGTTGAGAGTTTCTTTCTTCAAGCATTTTCTTGTATTCGTTTTTTTGTTCGTTTACTTCATCAAACCTTGATTTTGGGATAAAATTCCCATCATCAATCATGATTTTTGTATCACCAAGTTTTTCTTTGACTTGATTATACAATTCTTCTCCTAATAATTCTTTTAGTTTTTCCATAATTATAACCTCCCGATTCTACTTACACTTTTTTACGAGGTTGTGTCCTCGAGTAGTCTTGTTCTTTTACGCCTACAATACCAAAAAAGACGAATATAAAAAACACTCAATTATGAGTGTTTTATTTACCTCTTCTAATAATTTTTTAATATCATATTCCTTTCCAAATATCCTCATTAGTTCAAGTCTTTGCATATCTTTAATTTCATTAGGACATTTAGGATGATTGTAAATCTTGTGGTGTAGAAGCAATACTTCTTTGGCCCATTCAACGTCTAGTTTGATTTTCATTTGTTTTTCCTCCTATACAGTTTTATTAATAATATTATACCGTATAGGGACTATTTGTTTGCTATTCTATTTCTAAACCAATCCTGGTAATTTGTGTATGGTATAATCTCACCTTTGTTCTTTTCGTCTCTAGCTTTTCTAACTTTTGGCTCGTATTCTTCACCTAAAATGCTTATCATTGTACATCTGCAATTTACAACTTCACTTGCTGGTCCACTTGGGTCCCCTGGATACATAAGACCATTTGAAAATCTTTCATCTAAATCAACTGTTTGTCCATCTAATGCCTGGTGCCTATCTCTAGTTCTATCATCAAGTGTAGCAACCCATTTTTTCTTCATTTCTACACCTTGATTTCTAGCTTGCTTCATACCTTCAAATCTTGCACTCTCTCTTACTCTGTGTCCTTCTGTCTGAACAATCCTAATAGCTTTACTAGCTCCTATACCCATCCTATCTTTTACTTGTTTTGATATATCTCTATAGCTTTTACCTTGTATGAGTCCAGTTGCTATTTCTTCTTTTAGCTTTTTAACTAAATAAGCTATATTATCTTTGTTTCTATTATTCCAACCTATTCTGTCAAATGGGTTTTTGATAAGTTCTTCAATTAATTCCTTTTTTAGTAGTGTGAATCCTAGTTTTGTGTCTAGAGTTTTTTCAAAGGCATATCCAGTCATGTAGTAGCTTTCTTCATACAGTTTTGCTAGCCCATTTTTAAGTGTATTAGCACTTTTGCCATTTATTTTGACTATTTCTTTGCTTATTTGCTTTTCTAGGTTAGCAAGTCTATTATATCTAAACATTTCATTTTGATTGAATACGCCTTTTTCATTATAGTATGCTATCCTAGACCTTATTTCTTTTAAAGCCTGTGTGTAGTAGCTTAGTATTTGCTTTTCTATGCCTTTCTCTAGCTTATCAAGCACTTTATTATTCTTCTTGAATATTTGTTTCATTCATAACACCTTCTATAAGGTCAAGATCAATCATATTTTCTCTTTGCTCTTTAACTTTTTCTAGTTCTTCTTGAGCATCTTCTACCCAAGGATGATTAGCTACTATCGTATCATCAGATATAATTCCTTTTGATATTTGTGCTATTTGTGCTGTTTCTAAGTCGTTCACTAACATTGACTTAGTAAATGTAAATTGAACAGTTCTATAATCATAAGTTTTTCTGTCTTTTATATTGATATATTCTGTTACAAACCACACAAACTGCTTTAATGCTTTTCTGAATTTCCTTTCCATGTGATTCGCTTTTAGGTCAAGTAACATATATAAAAACTTGAGTGCTATTCCTGAAGGAGAATTGCCAAATTTATCAGTTTTAACATTTACACCTTGGCCAAAGAGAAATATATTTTCTTCTAATCTATCTAACATTTCTCTTTTTGCCTCAACCGGTATTTCAAGCTTTAGTGTATCAACTCCACCATCTTCTGATACTTTTATAGCTTTGTAGTATCTCAAATTCTGTATAAATTCGCTTAAATCTGAACCGTCATAACCTTTAAGTACATATATAAGCTCCTGTAATTCTTCTAGATTATTTGCAAAATCAGATATGTTTTTATCGTAAATATCTATAAGCTCTTTGTAGAATGTTAAATCTGATACCATTTCCTCATTGTTCCTAAAAGCTATAAATGGAACTTTGCTCCAACCGTAACCTTTATCATTGTAATAGAAATGCGACTGTGGATTTTCTTCTACTGTACTGTCAAGTTCAAATTCTCCTATGTCATTTTCTATATAGTACGTTACGTCTTTATCTGTCCACCATTCAGCCCTTATTTTATCGGTACCGTTTACGGTTACTAGATAATATCTTATAGCTGCTGTCAATTTCTTTTGTTTTGATGTTTCATAGATTGGTATAACTTCTTCTGCTGGGACTATTATATAATCGAAATCGCCTTTCGTGTTGATATATGGATGCAAGTATTCTACTCCCTTGTTACTTGCACCTTTCCCTAATTCCTGAAGTATATCATCAAAATCTTCGTCTAATATATCATTCAATCTTTGAGTATATTTTTCATCATCAGCTTGAATCACTGGTGGTTTCCCCAATAAATAGTTAACTTTTTGGTCCACTAATAACTTATGCCAGTTATGGGGGATTTTATTGTTAACCTTTTCAGTATCCTCTGTTTTTACACCGTCTACAATATAATACATTTTTCTATCGAGTATATCGTTTTGATTAAGATAATATCTTACACCATCTAACATACTCGATGTATCATGTTCTAGTATCAAGTCTTTTATAATTTTTTCATTTGTAACATTACTTCCATTCGTTAACTGCAAATTAATTAAATCTTGTTCGGTTACAACCAAGTTAATCACCTACTTTAAAAATTCGATTTTACTAAATGACATATCTCTTTCAAGTGCATATCTAGTAGCATCTATTGTGTGATTGTCTTTATCTTCAAGTTTTGATTTTATATTTCCGTCTTTATCTACCTGATAATCTATTGACTCAAATTCCTTTGCTATATTTGGTGTTCTTTTTGGGTCTATTACTATTTCCTCTAAATCATCAAGCCATTTTTCTCCATACTCAACACTTCCTGGTCCTTTTTTAGCACCAGTTATTTTTATGCCATACGACTTTAATTCTGCTATTGATTTAGGTTCGGCACTGTCAGCTATTATCTTAAAATCGTTATAGCCTTTTTTCTTAATCCATTCTACTACTTCTCTATTGCTAAGTTTTACACCATAATATTCATCTATAAAATAAATCCTTCTTCTTTTTTTGTCATAATGAAGTCTAACAAAAGAAAATGGATCTGCTGCATAACCCCAGTCAATACCTTGCTTAATATTATCAAATCTTTTTATCTCATCATCTGTTATTTTCCTAAATTCTAAGTTGCTAAATGGTACAATGCCACTACCTATAGGTTCACCTAAATATTCATGTCTATATTTATATTCATTTCTCTTTTTAACTTCCTCTGCTTCTTCTCTAAAAGCCTGAGAAACATAAGGATTATCTACATATGTGCTATGATGAACAAAGGTATTATCCGATATAAATTGAGTGTCATATTTTTTATTAACCCAGTTTTGTTTTCTTTTAGGTGGGTTATAACTATAAAAAATGCTATATTTTAAATTTCCTGGCAGTTCTGCTCTTATAATAGAATTTACTATTGTTTGAACTTCTTCTTCTGTTTTAAATTCTGCAAGTTCCTCTATCCATAGAGTCGCTATAGGAAATTTGCTTGTTTTGATAGACTTAATTTTTTCTGGTTTATCTGCTCCACGAAAAAGTATTTTATTTCCTCTAGGGATATATTTTAGTTGTAAGGGACTTTTCTTTACGTCCCAATACTCTGATACTCCTAAGTGTTCTATAGCCCATATAAGCTGTTCATATACAGATGTTTCAAGTGTATTTCCTACTTTTCTGACTACTAGAGCATTTACTGGCTTTTTCATTAAATCGTAGATGATTCTAATACTTATATGTGATGATTTAGAACTATTACGTCCACCTTTCAGAACTTTGTATAGGTATTTATCTGAGTTTTTCCAAAAACTATAAAATGCCGGAAGTATTTTATCCGACAGTTTTATCTTTCTCATTCTTCATCATCCAGTTCTATATCGTCAATGATTTGTACTCCTACTTCTCCACTTAAATTAACATTATCCTTAAATAATGCATATCTTTTGCCAAGGAGTTCAGCAGCCCTTATTCTCTCTTTAGCTGAAACCTGTTTATTTATTATTCTTGCCCTACTCTCATAGTCTCCAATATTTTCTACAACAATAATTTCTTCTTTTTCTTCTCCTCTCATTACTGCTGTTAGATATTTCATTACTTCGTTAGCTTTTGCTATTCTTTTTTCTTCAAGCTCTGCTAATCTTTTTTGAATGTAAAAGTCAAGTTTCGTCAAGTTTTCATTTCCAATTTGTTTAGCACTTCTTTCACTATATCCTGCTTTTCTAGCTGCTTCTGTAGCGTTTCCTAACTCAATATAATAATCAACAAATCTTTTCTGTTTTTCTGTTAGTTTTTTATTCATACCACCACCTCAACGCTAGTTGCTTTTTATTTTTATTCTTCTTCCTCATATATTTCTTCAAAATTATCAATATAGTCTAATAAAACTCTTATCTCATCAACATTGCCCTCAATTTCTTCTTTTGTTTCGATAATTCCATTTTTAGTGATTCTAGTATATTTCATAATATCACTTCCTTTTCATACATCCTGGAACTAAACAAATATAATGACCTTCATCTACTTTCCTAAGCCATTCACAACCTTTACATTTGCATCTATCGAATTGTTTATTTGTAAGCTTCATACTCTTGTACCCTTTTGTGAGTTTATGTATTTCTCTTTCTTTTTATTTTTTCTTGTATTAATTAAATGCTCTATTTTATCAACGTATTCTTTATCATCACTAACTCTTATATGACTGATTAGCAAATATTCATTTCTTGTCTTTGGAAATCTATTATTAAGTACATTATCTTTTATAGTTCTAGCAATTTTCTTAGATTTTATATGTGTATGTGCTTTATCAAACCCATACTTTTCAACCTTATCAAGATTAACCACTATAAATCCATCATCACAAGGTTTAATGATTATGTTCATACAATCAGTCCTTAAAATTTTATATAAAAGA